GGTGAAAATATTAATTTAATAATCAAAAATAAATAATTATGAAAAAGTTTTTTCAAAAGTACCTTATCGGACAGATGTTAAAGTCTAAGAAATTTTGGTACGCAATTAGTTCTGTAGTAGTTCCTGCTATTGTAACGTATTTAGGAGTAGACCCTGCAACTGCAACAGAATTATACCACGCTATCCTAGTTCTTATTGTAGGTCAAGGAATTGCAGACGTTGCTAAAAAATAATCGTTTTAGATTAAAACCTCACGAAGTAGCAGCTTTACAGAAAATGCGAGAAACTGAAACTAGAAATATTTTAGTCATCGGAGATTTGCACGAACCTTTTTGTTTAGACGGCTATCTTGACTGGTGTTTAGAACAGTACGAAACATTTAACTGTAATCAAGTAATTTTCATAGGAGATATTCTGGATAATCATGCGTTTAGCTATCACGAGCCAGACCCAGATGGAATGTCAGCAGGATTAGAACTTGAAAAAACTATTGAAAAAGTAGCTAAATGGTACAAAGCCTTTGAGTATGCGGATGTTTGCATCGGAAACCATGACCGACTTGCTGCTAGAAAGAGCTTTTCAGGTGGAATCCCTAAAGCGTGGATAAGGTCTTACAATGAAGTGCTAGGTACTCCTAATTGGAATTGGGTTGAATCGGTAGTATATGATGATGTACTTTACGAACATGGAGAAGGAGGTCAAGCAGCTGCTAAGGCTAAAAATAACTTAATGTCATCTGTTTGTGGACATACTCATACTTTAGCTTATACTCAGTGGTTCTGTGGAAAGAAGTACAGAGTATTTGGGATGCAAGTAGGATGCGGTGTAGACTCTACAACTTACGCAGCTGCATACGCTAAAAACTTTAAAAAACAGTCAATAGGTTGTAGTGTAGTATTGAATAATGGAACTCTTCCAATTAATTTATTAATGCCTTTGTAATGCAATTAAAGGATTCTACTAAACTTTCTTTATTTTATATTCTATTAATTATAATAGTATTATTCTTTAGTTTATAGCACCCCCTCTTAGCCTTTTTAGGCACTTTCTTTTCTTTTTAATGGTAATATACTAGACAAGCAATAAAGTTTGTCCTAGATGTAAACACCTTAATTGTTAATAACTTTGTTTATCATTCTGTTTATAATATTATATTTTTATATCTTTGCTTCATAATTAATCAAATAAATATTATGAAAAATTTACTCTCAACACTTTTAGGAATAGCAGGACTTTTCGGCTGCTTATATATACTACTAGCGTCTATTACGCTTTTAGAACTTTTTTTAGGATTAAGATAATGCAATATAAAATGAAAGAAGCAACTACTAAGCAGGAAGCTATTATTAGCTTGTTAGACGTACAATCTAATCAACCTGTACTTTTACCTGACAATACAGTATTAACTGAGGACGGAATGCAGTCTTTATCTTTTCAAACTGTAAGAGATTTATATGTTAAGGTAAAATCAGCTTACTATAATTCGCAGGATAACTCAAAAAGATTTTAAGATGACAATACAAGACGCAGAATATTTAGAATACAATACATTGGATTTAATTTGCCAAGACTTTTTTTATAAGTCAGATGGATATTCATCAGATTCAAAATGGAATAGTAGGCTATTTACAATGGATAATGACTTAGTTGGAGATGAAAGGTCAATAAGGATTTATGGAACACAAGAGCAATTAGACTTAGCAAGTGTTGAATATAGAAAGAAAAACAGACTAATGCTTGATGAGGTTTACAATTACAAAGTAGAACCTAAAGGCTCTTACTGGAATGAAATTTTACAAATAACAGAAGAACAGAATCAAGCAGTCATAGATAAGTTAAAAATATACAACAAGCTTTACAACCAAAAGGGTAGAAAAGCATTAATTTTAAGAACAAGATAATGCCAATAGAAATACAAGATGAACTGATAAACAAAAGAATGAATGATATTAATACATTCCAAGCACACGAAAATGAAGTTTATTTAAGAGGAACAGATGAAAATGGAAAAGACTTCCAAATCTGTTTTGATTCTTATGACTTTTTAGAGTGGATAGACTCAGAACAAGTTGATTACATTAAAACACAATTAGTTAAATATATAAAAAGTAAATAAATTTAATAACTTTACACAGAATTATAAACAAATAAATAAATATGAAAACAGAAAAGAAGCAGGATTATTTAATAGCCATACAAAGCGAATTAAAAGCACCTAAGAACCAATTTAATAGTTTTGGTAAGTATAAGTATAGAAGTGCAGAAGACATCTTAGAAGCCGTTAAACCACTTCTAAAGAAGTATGGTTGTTATTTAACTATTACAGAAACAACTCAAGAGATAGCAGGCTACTTAGTTTTAAACTCTAAAGTTTCTATTTCAGATGGTGAAAAGACTATATATGTTGAAGCACAAGCAGGAATTAATCCTGAAAGAAAAGGAATGGATATTGCTCAGTCATTTGGCTCTAGCAGTTCTTACGCTAAGAAGTATGCACTTGGTAATCTATTCTTATTAGATGACACTAAAGACGTTGATAGTAATAAGGTAAACGAACCTATTTCAAAACCTGAAATGACTACTGACATTTACAATATTATGTTAGAATTTATCAATACAGGGAAAGGTTCAGCAGTAATGTCTAAGATGCGAAATTACTCAATGTCTGAAAAGCAAGAAAGTACATTGATGAAAATGTTAAAACAACAAATAAATAATTAATTAATAAAGACCTGCAAAATCAGGCATAATAAAAATGGAAGTAAAAGGAAAATTAGTAAAAAAATTAGCATTAGAGTCAGGAATCAGTAAGACAGAAAAGGCTTGGCAAAAACAAACTTGTGTAATAGATACAGGTGGAGATTTTAATAATGAAGTAGCAGTAAGTGCTTTTGGTGATGAAAAATTAAAATCTTTAAATAAATTAGAAGTAGGTATGGATGTAGTTATTCTTTGCAATGTTTATTCAAGAGAATACAAAGGAAAATATTATCATAATATAGATGGATATCATTTTACATCAAATACAAGTAATATAGAAAATTCAGTAGTTGAATCTGACGATTTACCATTCTAAGATGACACAAGAAGATAACTTTAAAAACTTATGCAACCTAACGACATCACTGTTAGGCTTGCGTAAGGGTTCTCTAGGCTACAAAAGTAGAAAACAAGAACTTCAGGTAGCAAGAACTATTGCAAGTGTGATAGCTAGAATAGAATATGAAATACCACACTCAACTATTGCTAAGGTAATAAATAGAGATAGAACTTTAATCTATCACTATGAAAAGAACCATAAGCATAATTACTCAACATTTCCTAAATACAGAGATACATTTAATAAAGTCTTTAATGCTTTTCAATCTATTGAAGATTCTAAAAAATCGTTCTTTGATTTGCAGCAGCTTAACGATTACCTGAGAAAGAATGATGTTGTTAATAGTGCAAAGCACCAAGTATCAATAAGAATTAAATCAGGTGAAGTAGGTACTGACGTTAAAGTTTCTTACAGGAACTTCTATAATCAATTAGAAAATGTTAAGTTAGCCCTCCAAAACTTCAAATATGAAATTGAGATTATAACCTTATGAAACACTTATTAAGTAGTTCAGCATTTTTAATAGTAAACAAGAAACTAGCAAAGCAGGTAGGGTTGAAGGGTGCAGTCCTACTTGCTGACCTAATATCAAAAGAAGAATACTTTATAGCTAACGGAATGACTGATGGTTGGTTCTTTAATACTGAAGCTAATATAGAACGTGACACTACACTAACTTCATATCAGCAAAGAAAAGTCCTTAAAACGCTTAAAAAGTATCAAATAATAGAAACTAAGCGTAAGGGAATACCTGCCAAGCAATACTTCAAGATAAATGAAGCTAACTTGTTGAAAATCTTAAGTTGTGAAGAAACTAAACAACTAGTAGTTAATAAACTTAATGACTTGTCAGAAACAAACTTAACAACTATTAATAAGAATAAAGAAATAAGAATAACTAATAATACTATATCTAATAGGCGTAATGAATTTGTTTCTGAGGTTTTAACTTTTGATTATGAAGAAAGTATTTTAAATGGATTCATTGATTATTGGACTGAACCAAATAAGTCAAATACTAAAATGAAATATGAATTAAACAAAACTTGGAAAACAGCTTTAAGATTAAAGACTTGGGCAGCAAATCAAAAGAAATGGGATAAACCTAAGTCTAAGTCAGGAGGAATGTCTAAGTTAGACGCTCAAATAAACGAATGGCAAAAAGCAAAAGAATTATTATGAATAAAAAATTAAATATAGAAGAATTTGAATCATTACTTTTAGATGAGTTAAATGATATGCAAGATTACGTTCTATGTCCTATGGATATTTTAGAAACTGTAAGATGTTTTATTGATGAATATATAGAACAAGAAGTACATAGATATATAGATGAACTAGATAACACTATTAACGATATTAAATTATGAAACCATTAAAACAAGAACCCATAAAAGAGCTTACTGAAAAAGTCCTTGACTTACTAGCTAAGACAGCAGTTGAGATAGGTCACAGGTCAGACGCACAAACCTTAGCAAGTCTAAGTAAGATATTTGCAGCAGACTTAATACAAGAGAAACGTTTCGGTAATATGACTTGGAATCAAGTATTAGACGCCTTTCATATTGGTGTAAGATTTGGAAAAGATGAACCATTCTTAAACATCAGAACCTTTTATAAGTGGGTGTACGCTCATAAGAAAGTAGTAGATGACGCAACATATCAAGTTAGGACACTAGGACAGCCTAAAGAAAAGACTCCTTATTATCAAGAACCTATAAAATTATTAAGATGAAAAAGGAAAAACTTTACAATCCTGAAAAGACAGGAAGTTTCGTAATGATGTTTGGATTTAAACAACCAAGTACATACCGACCTAATAAGTGGGTATCAATTAGAAAGCCAAAAGAAGAAAAGAAATGAAAACAAAAGACAAAGTAAAGTTTTGGTTAGATAGATACCCTAGCCTAAAAGATAATGACAATAGATTATGCTCTAATATTTGGTCATCAGAAATGGCAGAATTAGATTATGGGGATATAGTTATTCCTGCATTTGAATTTCTAAGACTATATTCTAATAATAAATTAACATCAGCACCTAGCATAAAACGAGCTAGGGCAAAACTTCAGGAAGAAGAACCTAAATATAGAGGTGAAAAGTATAACCTAAGGAAGGGCATATTGCAAGATAAATGGAGAAAACACTTAGGCTATGAAGAAAACAATTAGTAAACTAAAAAAGGAGCTTGACAAATGGTTCAGCTTGTTTATCAGGTTGCGTTCAGCAAATGAGTACGGAATGATTCAATGCTTCACCTGCGGAATAGTCAGAGGGTACAAGGACGGAATGCAGAACGGACACTTTCAAAGTAGGAAACATTTATCAACACGCTTTGACGAAGAAAATTGTCAAGTACAATGCGTAAAGTGTAATGTCTATTCTTGGGGTGAGCAGTACAAGTTTAGTCTAGCGTTAGACAGAAAATATGGAGAAGGAAAAGCTGAAGAATTACAGTTCTTAGCTCGTACAACTTTAAAGATTTCAAGAGTAGAATATGAAGAAAAGATAAGTTATTACAAATCACTTGTTAAAAACTTAAAAGAAGAAAAGGAAATTGAGTAACATTTTTCATAT